CATGGATTGGTTAAAAGATGAGCGTCGTCCTATTGAGAAAATATACGATGGTAAAACACGTATGTTTAACATCCACTCAGTAGCTTGGCTAATTGTCAACCGTATGTATTACGGCGCTTATGTTGCATGCTATCTTGCTACTCGTTTTCCCATCGGAAGTACGCTAGGTATAAACATGCACGGATATGATGTAACCGAATTCATCAATTATCTTCTGGAAGTAGGAGACAAATGTTGGGACGGAGATATCAAGAAATGGGATGGAGGACTTGACAACGAAGTTCTTTACGATAATATGCTCATTGTTGCAGCATGGCTGTGTCGATACGACCCGACCGCCGTGTACCTTGACATCGTGGTAGTTGGCTCTTCGCTTTTCTGGCGAATCCATATCTGCGGTAACACTGTGTATATCCCATACAGAGGAATGCCATCTGGAGCTTTATTGACTTCAGTATTTAACACCGGCACACACAACGAACGTAAATATCTCACCTGGAGTGAAATATGTCGTAATGCGCAACGTACCGAGTTAGCTTACCCTCGACACTTTGACAATTATTGTCGAGAGGGGAAGAATGGAGACGATTCTGTAGGATGCGTTTCTGATGAAGTGGCTGATTTTTATCATCCAGATGCCATTCAGAAAGTATTCGCAAATCACGGAATTGAATTTGTACCTCCCACAAAAATCGCTGGAGCTGCTTTCGGATCGTTTCGAGACATAACTGAAGTTCAGTTTTTAAAATCTACGTTTCGTCGTGATACAACACACCAGAGATTTTGGCACATGTGCATGGAAAAGAAGACCATCCATGAATTAACGAATTGGATTCGTCGGGGACAATTACCCCTCGACGCGCTTGAATCCAATATCGAAGACGGCTTAACATTCGCCTACGCACATGGTCAAGAATATTTTGAATCCTTCAAATTTGCGGTTCAGAATGCACTTGACAGCCAGAAGATTGACCTTTTAATTGGAACAACCTTCGAAGAGCGCGATACTATTTGGAAGACTGAGCATGACCTCGGCTTAAAACCTTAATCGGTTTTGCCACGGTGGATTTAAACCCCCTGACGGTCGCCAAAACAACTTCTCTAACTTCCAAACCTTCGTGTCTCTATTAGAATTTGATTTAAATACCTAATTCGACCCTACAACTACAGCCCTAACGTGAGTTGGTTTCCACGAGCCAATAAATTGAACACGTGAGCCGGCGTTTCACCAGCGTCACCTCTTTCCCTAGATGTCTAGGGGCGTGTAATCGCGTATGTAGTTTCAAAATTCAGCATCTGCCAAAACTAGTTTTAGTATAACTAGTATATGTTGCCAAAAGTCTCCCACTTTAGTACCTTGTGGAACGGGTGGGGGAAAGATGCTAGCTTTAAATATTTATTTTAGTCTTTTTATATAAAAATACAAAAATAGATGTTTAATTATAAACTCAACTTCACTCCTTTGGCCAATTGTTTATCATTTATTATTATTTATTTGTTTTACATTATTTGTTTTATATTCATTTGTTTTTATTCATTTGTTTTATTTCATTTTAATTTAATTACAATTTAATTTTATCTGTTATTCTTTTGGCCTTTGGAGTGGTGTTTTGTTTTATACTTATATATCTATTTT